TGGAAAATTTGCTGATCCAACTTCAATCCCTGGGTGGGGTGGACGTAGAAAGGTGAGGATCATTGGATTGCATCCTCAAAGTGAAGAAGAGCTCAGTTCAGACAAACTGCCATGGGCACAAATTATGTACCCAGTAACTGCTGGTGGCGGGCAATCATCATCAAAGCAGACAGCAAACTTACGTCAGGGTATGTTTGTTTTTGGATTTTTCCTTGATGGAACCGAGCAACAAGTCCCAGTAATTATGGGAGTTCTTGGTAATAATTCTCAAACAAAACTGATAAGAACTTTGGGCGAAAAGGGTGAGCATAATTTTAAACCTATTAGTGGTAGTGCTCAAAGTCCAAGTGATGAAGGTGAACCAGAGAAAGTTCCTGATCGATCAATTGCAGTTTCCCAAGGAACTAATGTTACGATAGAATCTAATGATGGAACAGAGCATCAGCAGAGTGTGGCAGATGCTCTACATCAAGAAGAAATGAATAAGAAGGTATGTGTCATTAAAAAGCAGAATGGAAATTTAGTACAGTCTGCTCTTACGAGTATCCAGACAGTATTAGATAAAATTACTGAAAAAATTGATAAGAGACTTGCTCAAGCATATAGTTATATTGATGCTGCATCTGAAAGAATTGCTGATTTGAGGAAATATATAGCAAATCTTGCATGTGAAATTACAAAGTATATGAAGATTATCTTTGATCAAATGATGGAGTTCGAATTAAAAAAATTGAATGCTTCACTGATAAATGCTATTGCTTCTCTTCCATGTAGTGTTAGAAGCTTAGCAACTGAGTTGAAAGAAAAAATTACTTCATTACTTGAGTGTTTGTATAATAATATGGTCAACTGTGCGATGGTTCAGAAGATGTTAGACAAGATGTTTAATCTCGATGAAATGGAAAAAAATAATAAAGATGTTGGAGATAGACAAAAACCCAAGGCACCTATGTGTGTTGCAGAAGGATTAACTACAGCATTAATTATAGAGAATAAAGACTCAATTAATAAAGCTAATAAGAATATACTTGATTCTATTGATGGATTTTTGGGAGATGTTGAAGGAAAACTTGCTGATGTAAGAAATACTCTTGGAGTAGTTGATTCTGCTGTTGATACGATGTCAACAGACATAATGTCTCAAATTACGAGTATGGTTGGTAATATATCATCAGCATTGAACTTTTCAAATATTTCTTTTAATATTTTTGGGTGTGAGTTTAAACCTATACCGAGAACATCTGACATATATCAGTTTGCTATGGGTGGAATGGGAGCAGGAGAAGGATCGTTCCCAGATATTGCAAAAATAACTGATCAGATAGTGTCGGATATAGATGAATTTGATATGGGTATTGACGATGCAATTAAACCTTATACTGATGCTGCAGATAACTTCTTAGAAGCTGCTGATATTAATAATCTTGATAAGGCAATTACAGATGAACTTACTAGAGTTGCTGAAGACAGGTATGCTGAACCATCCGCAGACGAACCTGACATTAAGTATACTGGGGGGTGATAAGATATGACTAATAAGAAAGATTTAAAAAAATTAGGACTTTATGCACCACCACGAAATACTTTGTTTGGCAGAGCAGGAAAAGATTCTATTCGAGTTGCATATGTTCATCCTACTAGGGGTATAATTGATAATGTTTCGGTTAAAGAAGCAAACAAATATGCTAAGAAGAATCCAGGAACAACATTCATGTTTTGGAATAGGGAAAAACTTAGATATCTAACTATTAATGAAGTTAATAATTTAACTGTAGATGATATAAAAACAAAAGAGGAATGTGAAGGGATTTCTGTTGGCGAAGGTGGTGGTCCTAATCGTCCAGCACTAATGATCACTGGATGTGGGGGGATTGGTGCAGCTGCCAATGCTATAGTTGGAGATGAGGGAAGTGTTATTGCTGTTGATCTTGTTAGAGGTGGATGGGGTTATAAGTGTCCACCAAAGGTAACTCTTCTTGATGATGGTAAAGCTGGTAAAACAAAATTTCAATCTGTGCTTGGGATTACTACAACTACCATTGAGATGGGTAAGTTTGAATTTGAAGAATATGATGTACCAGAAGATGATACTATTAATTTAAACCATTATAATGAGGAGGGAAGAGAACTGGGTGAGTGGGATCCTAACTTATATCTTCCAGATCATACAACTCCAAATCTCAAAAATATTGAGATGTATTCAAGATTTATGAGAAATTTTTCTCAACCATGGTGGCATACTAGAAAAGTTAGTTATGCAAATGTATCCTCTTTAAAAAATTTCAATAGGTTAAAGTATGATGTTCAGCATCATAAATGGGGTGCAATGGAAACTAGTACGGATAGTGTTGTTGTTCCGTTCGAAGTTTATAGTAGTGGTAGTGTAAAGAATAGATCAATTGAAGTTGAGTTTGTTGCTCAGGATAAAAGTCATAGATTTACTTTACGTGGAGTAAGTCAAAATTTTTCTCAATTCTTTAGGAAAGAGGTAAAGTTGAACACAACATATGATATTATACCCAAAGGAAGAAAGGGCACAAAGATTGAGCAACAATTGCTTAAAGATAAATCTTTTGGATCTAAAGGTATTGAGAAGGGTCTTGACAAGGAAGCTTATGGAGATTTATATGATAGAGCAAAGGGTCGGGCAATATTTTTAGATATTATAGAATCTGCTAATGACAACGATGATTTACAAATCTTAGCAAGGCGTGGTGAATTTAAGGCATCTAAAATACCTGATGGAGATCCACTTAAAGATCAACCTAGAAACTCTCATATTCTTACATATAGGATTGATAGGGATCCAGATCCAGATGATAGTTTCATGAACAAATATGCAATATCTCCTGTTCCACCATCTGATGCTCGTGGATCTGCTTTTCCTGGACATCAGTACATAATGAAATGGTATATTACTTTTCCTATAGATGGCGAATATAAATTTCAAGGTATTGCTGATGACGAGGGTTATTTATATTTTGATGGGGAACCACTTGGAAAACTAAAAAGATTTAAGAGAGATAATGTATCTAAATTTAGAAAAACTATTACAAAGGGTGTTCATGAAGTCCGTATAGATTTGATGAATTTTCATAAGTATAAGTTTAGAGATGTTAAATATGGATCTATTTTTAATACACGAGATCATATAAAAGAATCCAAACAAAAACTATGGAAAATGGATCCAGAAACTGGAAATGGTGATGTATCTAATTTCTTGAATCAATTTGGAGTAACACCATTTAAACCAAAATTGGTAGCGAAAGCTGTGAATGATTTTGGTGTAGAGGATCTATTTGAGGATGCTGTTGAAACAGTAGATAATTATGCTGAAGTTCAAAGAATTGTATGGGATAATGTTGAGTTTCCTGCACAGGGTGAGACTGAGTATGAACTTGAATTCATGGCCCGTGATAAGGCAGATATAAAAATTATTAATTTAGAAACTAAAGAAACAAAAACATTTGAATATCATTTGAGATATGATAAAAAGAAAAAGTCTGTCAAGACAAGAACATTTGCTAAAGGTAAGTATAAAATTGTTGTTGAATTAGAGCAAAATAGAACTAAACCTGTCATTGATGGCAAGTATATGTCATTTGCAATGAATATTAAAACTAAAGAAAAATTTACTAGGGATGAATTATTTGAGAAAAATTTATCTTGGCAAGATAATCCTATGGGGGTTGCTCTTGCAATTACCGCACCAAAACCACCTAGACCGCGCTTAGAGAAAGCAAAAGATTGGGATGGAGAAGGGTGCCCACCAAACCCATTGTGGTCCACTAGAGTAAGAAATAAAAACCCATCAATAAAACCCTGGTGGCCTGTAATTGATCCAAGAAATAAGTGGTCAACTGCTATGGAGCAATATGCTATTTCTCCAGTTGTACCTTCTGGAGAAAGGGGATCTGATACTGGTGCAGAATATTATAAGAATAGTTGGACGGTTGGAATTGCACACACTGGTACTTACGGGTTGAAGGGTAATTGTGATAAACATGGAATGATATCCATTAAGAAAGAGGGTGAAGATAGCAAACTTATCTCAATCATTCATACTAATAAGTATGAAGTTGATTCTAGTATGATTAATAAAAATGGTGACAATGCTACTGTTCAAGGGAAGTTGTTCCCTGCAGGAGCTGTAAACCCTGGGATTACAACTTTTAGATTAGAACCTGGTAATTATATTATTGATACTGAAGTAAAAAATTCTAATACAGATATTAAAAAAAGGATTAATCAAAAAATATTTCATACTGCAGATTGGGTAAACACTATGAGTAAACCCCCTAGATTTGTAGAAGTATTTTTTAATGCTATTGCACAGGGGACTGTTGGTCATCGTGCAATAGAATTCGTGTTTACTGAGAAACTGCAGAAAGGATATACATACAAACCCCATACCTTTACAATTAAAAATCCAAAGATAAATGGGGGGAGGAATATAGTATCAGTCAGACTTAAACCAAACACTCCTTATGATGTTAGGGCACAACCAGTTGAAGTTACTCCTGCACAGAATATGAGAAGATATATTATACAAACTATGGGTAGTTCTGATAGTGGAAGAAAACGTAGTAGTGAAAAAGAGATTGAATTTGACGACAATGTTGGAGATGGTTTTGATAAAAATGCAAGTTTAAAAATAGAATCTACTTCTCCTGGAATTAGAGCAGAGTTTAGTCCAAGTGGGCAAGAATTGCTCGTTTATGGAAGGGGTAAAGGAACAGTGGATTTGAAATTTGAGTGGAATGATAAACCATCTGAGAGTGGATTATCAGTCGATAAACTTACTGTTGGTGATGTTGTGTTTGAACAGAAGGGGCGTAGGGGAAAGAAGGAAAAGACCTTGGAACTTAATGCCATTGGACTTGCTAAGAACGAAAAAAATAGTGGTGTATTAGAGCAAGGAACTTTAGTAAAGAGGACTGTAGTTAAGAGTAAAGATTTTAAAAATGATACTTTTGATTTTAGTGATGAGGATATTGCCCTTAAAGTCAAGAACTATAAAAAAGTTAAAGTTTTAGGCGAGGGTAAATTTAAGGATGGTGAAAGTAGATTTATATTTGCAGATTATCTTAAATCCGCAAATGATAATGATGATATGAAGTTAATTGCTCAGGATGGGATGTTTACTCCAACGAAGAAACATATTGCCAATAAAAATCAAGGTATTATAGATGGAGTTAGGGGGAGAAGCACTTATGATTTAGAATATAGATTTGATTTAGTAGATCAATCAGATTATATAAAAAGTATCGGTGATACTAAGTTCACTGCTATCTTAGATAAAGATGGTGATGGTATTGGCGATGAAGTAAATGTCACTGCATACCGACGTGTAGCAAAATCGGGTCCAATTGGACTTCGAATGACTCCTGTTTTCATGCAAAATATTCAGAATATAGGAAAAACTTGGAGACTCAAGTGGGATAAAGTTGATTTCCCTAAAATTGGTAACTACAGGATCAGAATGGAGGGTGATGATGTTGCTACTTTGTTCATTGATGGCGAGAAGATATGTAGTGCTAAGAAAGACGGTGGTCTAATTGATATTAATTATAATGTTGATACTATAGGGAAGAAAACTATAGAGGTTGAATTGAAAAATAGGAGGGATGGAACTGACAAGAAGAAGTATACAAAATATTCCTACAATACTACATTTGTTGCTGTTAAGATAACAACACCAATCAAACTTGATACTGAAGAACAAGAATCCTGGGCAGAAAATCCTATTGGAATTTCTGGAGCATTAATTCCACCTCCTTGTAAAATAAAAGGACCAGGTAAAGGTCCTGTTGTGAATATAGTTCCTGATCCAATCATTCCTGGGAATGGTTATCCACCACCTCCTCCGCCACCAGTAGAACCGGAGGGACCAGAAGATCCAGAACCAGGACCAACTCCGGATTTACCACCACCTCCAGGTCTTCCAGAAGGACCTGAACCTCCAGACGGACCAGATACTCCTACTTTTGATATACCAAAATATGATGTGTTACTTTTCATTGATGAGATTGGTATTGGTGATGGCGGCATAAATTATAATTGTGCGGGAGATGAAATTGTAGTTATTCCAGATAATGGTGCAAAGTTGGAGTATGATTGTGATACTTTTGGTAGAATCAAAAATGTAAGAGTCGTTGATCCGGGTGCTCCAGTCACTAGACTCCCTATTATTAAAATAATTAGTGATACTGGAATTAATGCTAGATTTGTTCCATCACTCAAAGTAGTTCGTGATCCAGTTCTAGAATATGTTGATGATCCCAGCAAATTATTGACTGTAACAGACTTGGTTGGAATTAAGAGAACTGGTTACTATAATGGTAGAGCATATTATGGTTCTGTATATTACGATGATGGAGTAAAATATGCTGGTTATTATAAAACTCCTGGAAAACCTGTTCGTATCTATGATACTCTGCAGGAGAGCATCACTGGTGAAGAAGTATCTAATACATCACCAGTGATCAGATTGGGAACAGATATTCAAAGTAATGATCAGAATTTAAGACTGCCAGGAACTCCAGATAATCTTGTTTAAGGTGTTAAATAGTGGTATAATACTTCAAAGTACTAATTAGAATGACCACAGCATCAAATAGCAATTTAGATCGTAATAAAAATAGTGGTGATAATAAAGATGAAAAGTTTGATAGGGCAAAGTGCAATGACGATGCTATATCCTTAAGTAATCGTCATGGATCGATATCTTTTGGGCACATTCATCAAAGAGGAGATGTAACCTCCTCATGTTTAATACAAGCACCTGATGCCAGACACTTTTTTTCAATGGATGAGGAGACTGGGGATACTACTTCTGTTTCTCCCGGAAGATTAAATTTTAGGTCTGGAATTGAAATTGATGGAGATGATGATAGTATGATGCTCCATTCTGAGAGTGGTAACATCATTATAAAAGCAGATAATGGTTCTATTACTTTTATCGCTGATAGTATTGACATGTATGCTATTGGAGCTGAGGGAAAGGGGGATGTTCATATTGGAGCATCTAATAATTTTAGTGTCGATGCTAAAAAAGTGTTGATAAATGCTAAAAGCATGTACAAAATTGCTACTTCAGGAACTGGTGAAATTGTAGCGAATTCTGTATTGAAACTTTATGGATCCTTAATAAGGGGTGTTACTGATGGTTGCTCGCTGAAAGATGGTAAATATGGTGGCATGGCTTTCCAAAAAATGAATACATTGTTATAGGGGTAATTAAAAATGTCTTTTATGTTCGATGATGCCGCCATTGGTGGTCAATTTAGAGTTGGTCAAGGAATATGCCCTGCAATTGGAGAAGGTGTAACTAAAATCAATGGGTCGATGCATGCTGAGGGTCCATCAGTGTTCGGCAACCCAATGAATTTTCCTACGGGTTATGCCACAGTCAATATTGGGGCACTTACAAATGATGATCCTGCCAATGCTAAAAATTTATTGCCAAATCCTTTGGGAGTTCCTGTTTGTATTGGGGCACTACCAGCACTAACTGGTATTCCCATTGTAAAGTGGGACCTTGCTGTTGCTGGTAATACTGCAATGTTTGGGCAGTTAAATATACAGGGGAACATTCTTTCTGGAGGTAATATTGTTTGTGAGGGGGAGGTTGCTTCTAGATCTGGGGGACACATACTTTCTGCCAAAAAGAATTTTGATATTCCCCATCCAAACAAAGAGGGATATCGCCTTAGACATACCTGCCCAGAAGGACCGAGTAATGATGTATACTTTAGGGGAAAGTTAAAGAATCAAAAAGAAATTAGTCTCCCACCTTACTGGGAGAATTTTGTAGATCCGCAATCAATAACAGTAAATATTACACCAATTGGAGCTCATCAAAATATTATTGTAAAGCGAATTGGTGATAATAAAATCTACTTACAGTCGAGTGGTGGACTACCAATTCACTGCTATTATCATGTTTTTGGAGAGAGAATTGACGGTGAAAGGTTGATTCCAGAATATAAGGGGGAGACCCCTGCAGATTACCCAGGAAATAATAGCGAATATTCTGTTTCTGGATACCATTACGATACTAAGGAGTAAAAAATGACATTTCCGCTTTTTACGGGCAAACCAACAAATACTTCAACCTGTCTTGACCAAAGAACTTTTGGAACTCCTTCTTTTGATTGGAGTTATCCAGTTAAAGGGTTGACTGGTGATATTAATTATCCTGCTGCATATGGAGCATGTCCTCCAATGCTTCATTATTGGATGAGATTGAATAGATTGAAAGTTGATTTAGATATTATTGCCGGCACAAAAATATCTGCCATTGGATCTATCAACTCTCCACTTTACACTGGTGGTGCTATGGTGGGCGTCAATATTAGTGGATGTAGTGGTAAAAAAGATTTTGATATTCCTCATCCTAAGAAGGATGGTTGGAGACTAAGGCATGTTTGTATTGAAGGACCAACTGCTGACGTATATGTACGAGGAAAATTAAAGGGAACTAATGTGATTAAACTCCCAGATTATTGGGAGGGACTTGTTGATCTGGAATCAATCGATGTTTCTTTGACTCCAATGGGGCACTATCAAGAGTTATTTGTTGAAAGTATAAATTGGGGCAAAAATATTGTTGTAAAGAATAATTCTGGTGGTGCAATTAATTGCAGCTATGTCGTTTATGGGGAGAGAATAGATACTAGTAAAAACATTCCAGAATATGAGGGAGAATATAAGGATTATCCTGGAGACAATTCTGAGTACACTGGATCTGCAATTGTGGAGAAATAATTATGTCTGATGTATACTCTAGAACAACTGTTGGTGGTAGAAGTGGCGATTTTGTTTACGATGATCTAGAACAGCAACAGTTTGATGATAATTCGAGGAGACCAGAGGGAACATCGAATCCACTTCCAGAACAGGAATATGAGGAAGTCGAGGATCATGAGGGTAATGTTTATAGTATTCCAAAAGCAATAGAATACCCTGAAGATCAAGAGGCACCTTACATTTCTTTTGATCAATATGAAGCTGAGGATAGAGAGAAATTTAAAAAAGCAAATAACGTTGTCAGGGGAACTGATACATTTGCTTTGGAACTATTGGGTCAAATCAATACATTGAAGCAAGAAATTGCAGATACTATGGAGGATTTGTTTAATAGTATTAATACTTTAAATCCTTATCCTACGCCGGACCAGAGGTTACTTGCCCCTATTCCGAATCCAAATTATGATCCTAGTAGTGGTGGGACTAGAGGTTCCGGAGGAACCGGAACGCCGGAACCACCTTATATTATTCCAACTATAGTTGATATTGGAACGAAGATTTCGTATATAACTGGAATAACTACATTCATATATCCTCCATCATGTGTTGTCACAGAAGAGGAGCAACTTGATGTTGTTGGCAATGTTCTCAACCCCGGAAGAGTGATCTGTATACCTGATACTAATTGTTGTCTTGTTGGTATGAAGGCTCCAATATATCCAGATGTTATGGAGACTTACATATATCCAGTTTTAGAGGATGAGGATATTGATGAGGATTTCTATACCACAGGAGCAAAAATTATTGAACTGAAGGATACCGAGATCGGTATGGGGAAAACCTCCTTTACTTATGGTGATGCTGATGGATTTACTGGATTTAAAGATACTGTTATCAGTTATAATTCTCCACTTGGATATTATTATCTTTGGGAGGATCTTCAATCTTTTGACCAAACTGTATACGATGAGATTACTTCTAAAATTGATAATATAGAATTAATTAGACAAAACTTAGTTGATTTTATCTCTAATAATGATACTGGATCAAATAATCTTAGAGATATTAGACATGATTACCAACTTAATCTATGGTATGGGTTACTCTCTAGAAATGCTAAAAATAGGGGGGTTGATTATGATAAAGCACTTGAAACTTTAGAAGATAACGATATCCGCCAGGCAGTCCAGGAATATGATGGTTGACAATCCCTTCTCTTGACAGTATAATATGAGAGTAGTCAACCAATGCTTCTATGACAGGTGAGTATCTGACCAAGTGCGTCGTGGATCCGTCACTGCGAAGTTTTTATCTCTATTCTAATGAGGGCGACAAGCGTACCATTGAGTGCGATAGTGTTGATCAGTTTACTGAGGTCCTTGAGTTTGTCCGAGCTATCTTTGAATCTCAGGACATTGATGCAGTCATCACTTATGCACCACCTCTCTCCACAGAAAAAGTCGATTTCTCTACGAAAATGACTTTTTAATTCCAAAAAACCCGGAAAAATTTTTCCGGCAATTTTTTGCTCCAGGGGGTCGGCAAGTATTTATACTTACCCCCCCCCCCCCTCCCCC